CACGAAAATAGGTTCCGTTACAAGTTTTTCGATATTGTTCAATTTTCAAGGTCCTGTGCGCCTCAGCCTTAGCGGCTGATAGCTTACACATTTTAGCACGTTTGTGTTAGAATGTCAAGCACTTTTTTGAAGATTTTTTGAAGTCGATAAATCAATCACTAAGTTCAACAAATTTTCGCCTGATTTTTTGTGTATTTTAGCACAACACAAACAGGCCGTCAAGTTCCTCTTTCTTGCAGCCCCTCTTGTTTGTTCAATTTTACCAACACTCTTTTCTTCTCGCCCTGCCTTTCCAGCTATGCGCTCGCTCTCTTATATAATTGTTGCTTTACTTTTCGTTACGCGGTCAACCCCAGTTCCCGCAGGCATTGGCGGAACATGGTCGCCGCACTCTTATACCCGTGAATCTTCCGGGGGTAGTTGTTGATCCAGTTCTCCGTAGCCGCGATTTCTTCCTGGGTCACATTGGCAAAGTTCGTTCCTTTGGGATGACGTCTGCGAATCATGCCATTCACATTCTCATTGCTGCCCCGCTCCCAGGAGGAATACGGGTGGCAGTAGTACACCTTCGTCCGCTGGCCGTCGATCAGGCAGGAACGCTCGATCTCGTCCGCCATTGCGAACTCGGTTCCGTTGTCCACAGTGATGCTCTTATATATAGTGCCGAACTTCTCTGCGCCAAGCTTCCGTTCTATGGCATCCAGTGCCCGCACGGTCGTTTCCGCACGGCGGTTCGGAACGAGGATGATCTTCTCATTCCTGGTCTTGCGCTCGGTCAGCACCAGCAATGCCGCGGTGCTTTTCTTTTTGCCGGAGTATACCGTGTCCATTTCCCAGTGTCCAAATTCTTCCCGGCTCTGGATTTCTTCCGGGCGTTTATCAATGCTTTCTCCTGCCGGCGCGCGGGCAGGTTCCTTCTTCTTCACCTTTTTATATTCGTTCTTATGTACGCCATGCCTGGGCAAAGCTACCTGTGTCAGGTTCAGAAACACGCCTTTCTTGATGTAGCTGTAAATGGTAGGAACGGAGATGTGGGTCTTGAATGTCCGCCCTTCTTCCATTGCATAGCCATACACTGCCGCCGGGGAGCAGTCTTTCTCTATAATAGTCTGTTCGATATAGGCTGCCAGCTCATGGTCCTTTCCGATTTTAAGGTCCGGTCCTTTTTCTCGGAGGTTTGCTTGATACCTCTGTTCCGCTATATCTGGGCTGTACGTCGGGATCATCTCCCATGTTTTGCCGTCCAGCCTGTCATAGCTGCCCCGTTTTAGTTCCCGGTATACCGTCGAAGGATCAACACGCAACTTTTCCGCTATCTCTCGTGTCCTCATTCCTTCCTTTTTCCACTTCTCAATGCGAAGACGGTCCGTAAAGTTTAGGTGTTTGAACACTCTCACGCCCTGTTCCTCCTTTCAATTCTGGCGTTTCTTTGCATTTCAAGCGTAAAAGATACGATGTGCCGTTGTCAATATGCAGACTTTCCACATTTTTCACGGTTCCTTTGTGCAAAACTTCCAGGCAATGAAAAAAGCCCCCGCCAGCAGCCCTAAAACAGGCTGCCAGCGGGGGCAGATTGCCCCGCTTTTCCTACATCAATACCCCGCGTGGAACGCAGGGCTTCGGAAAAAGTAGAGCTGTGGTCTTATTACAGCTGGTTCTTGTACCGCTTCAAATCCTCGTCTGCTTTCAGTGCCGCTTTGGTGAAGCTGTTATTGAACCAAAAGCCGGGGATCGCCGCGGCGATGGTAAAGCCAGCGGACACCAGCTGTTCAATGGTGCTGTTCTCAATGGGCAGGATGGGCTTTCCCATCGCAGAGAGCAGCTGGTTTGCCAGTGCCACCGTGAGGCAGATGGTACGGGTAACAGTGCCGGCGGAAACAGTCTTCTCGGTATAGATGTGAGCGTTCATAGTTCAGTTCTCCTTACTGTCCTGTTCGGACTTCTGCTTCAAAATTTCAATCGCCCCGGTCAGTGCCTTGGGAATCGGTACGCCCATAAGCCCGGCGTTCTCGATGATCGACAGGGTCTCATTTGCGATAAAGGCGATCACGGTAGCATCCCTGATAAAATTAGACCCCATCACCGTGTCGAGGTGGCAGGCCACCAGCACGATCAACAGGGTCACTCCTTTGCGGCACAGCCCCTTCCACCCGGCACGGGATTCCAATGCGCCGTTTTCACTTTTGGGGCTGGCGTGGAACACACCCGCAACCACCAAACCCGTGGCGTAGTCCACGGCCATGAACAGGATCAGCGTCGAAAGTGCTGCGTCCCATCCGCCAAACTGATTTGCGATCAGACCGCCGATTACTCCAACCATGGTGCAAACTCCATTCTTTACTGCGTCACCCATCTGCTCTTTACCTCCCGTACATCAACGTGGACGAAACCGTCCGTGTAGTACCGACCAATTCCGCCCTTGCCGGGCAGCATGGTTTCGACGTAGGCTGCCAGCGTGTCCACCGATACCCCCGCAATCCAGATGTCAGCCGCTTTGCCATAGAGGTGCTGGCTGTACTTGGATGCGTTCTTCTGCCGGGCATTATGACTGGCGGTGCGAAACGCGCTGTTGATATTCACCGCCTTGCCGAAGTGATCCCTGATCTTCTGCAGCAGGGTCACAAGCTCGTCGTCGATAAAGATCGGGTCGCTACCATCCTTGCACTTAAACTCCCGGACGTGAAAGTTCTTGCTCAGAGCTTTGCTCCCGTCCTTTGCATAGGAATAGGCTTTAATCGCCATCTTCAACATCTCCTTCCGGGCGCAGGTCTGCCCCGCACCCTCTCATGCAGCAATCCACCATCAACACGCCGAACTCGGCTCGTTCTGTGGCGGTGTCTGCTCCCATCGTTTCCAGCCTGTCCAGCAGGCTTTCGCAGAGGGTAGGCCAACTTTTATGCTGCATACGGTTCACCCACGATTTCCGCATACTCGTCGTCGGTGATCCAGCCTTTTTTGACGGACTTTGCCACGGTAGCCTTGCTCCAAATGCGGTGATCGTAGTAGCTTTTGACATCGGGGAACTTCTTGCTATGTTCAGTCATATCCATATCACATATCCTCCAGGTCAATATCGCTGTTCATGGCGATGTAATCAAGCTGTGCCCGTACCCGCATTTTGAACAGTTCATCTTCGGACAGTTCCCGCAGGATGAACCACCACTTGCCGTCCGGGTTATCGTGTGTAATCTGCACAAGCTCTGCATCATGCAGGACAGCCGGGTATGCGCACCCAGTCATATCTCCATCACTGGCGGAGATATGCACTTCCGACAAGTTGCCGTCGAACATATCTGCCGTGATCTCGGTCTCTGACTGGAAGTTGTTGCCGCCCAGCGTCAGGTTTTCGATCAATGTGCCATCAGCCAGCGCAACCGTCCATGTCCGTTCTTTTTCCATGTTGGCTCCTTCCCGAACAAGTCCTTATACAAGTTCGTCATATTGCGGATTTGCTGCCTGCTCATGTACTTGTAGTTGGCGCAAATCCATGATTTGTAAGAATTTTCGATTTCCTCATAGGTCATTATCCCGGCTTCCATTTTCCGCTTATAGGCTTTGAGCTTCCGCCGTTCTCTCGTGATAGCTTTTGGGCTGATCTTTCGGATGATCCGCCCATCTTCCTGCAAAGAATAAAGCACTTGCAAATGGCGATACTGGCCGGACAACTTGCAAACACGGGTTTTCTTTTCGTTGATGATGATACCCAGTTTTGCCGCCCACTGTCTTACCCCGGCCATTACCTCTTGCAAATGCTCTTTGCTTTTGTCGATGATGTAAAAATCGTCCGAATATCTTCCATAGCCTTTCACCGCACACACGATCTTGACGTAGTTATCAATGGGCACTGGGAGAAATATTCCTGTGTTTTGTGAAACTTGGTTTCCTATGCCCGCACCCTTTCTCAGCATTTTCTCGCCAGTCAGGGCGGATGCCGGAATGCCAACATTGAGCGTTGAACGCACCTTTTCATGGTACATTTTCTCGATTTCCTCATCTGAGAAACGAGAAGCGTCCAATTCAAAAGTGCGGAATGCCAGCCGCAGCTTGTCCATAACATCCGCCAGTTCTTCCGGGTCTTTGATTTCCCGTGCAAGGTACTGGCCGAACTGCGCCAATGCGATTTCATGTACAATGTTGTCATAGTAGCCGGAGAAGTCCGAGAAGCCGATGCAACCTTCATTGGTGCCCTCCCGCTCATAGTATTTTCGCAGCTGGATTTCAAAGCGGTGCCGATGAAAGGCAACGCCTTTTCCGACCTGCGAGGATGAATTGTCGTACTGTAAATATTTTTGAAGCAGCGGCGTGAGGTATTCGTCGCAGGTAATGTGGTTCACCGCCTTGTCTGCGGTTGCAGCACTCGTGATATACCGTGCATGTCCTCTTTCTTTGATGCCAAATTTCAAGCCGGGTTCCGGCTTATATGTGCCGTCTTCCATAGCTTTCTGAATATGCGCAGTTTCGAGCAGATGATTTATCTCGTACAACTGCGTTTTATATTTGAACATCGACGCTTTCATTGCTTTGGTTCCTGCTTCATGGATATAATTTGCATCTGTGTATTTACTCATATTTCCCTGAAATAAACTGTACAATAGCTCCATCGGTCGTAACCGGGAACGTCACAGTTAGTATTTATCGCAGATTTCCTACGAAAGGATGACCTTTCCTTTCACAGAGCCGCACCGGGCCTTGCCCTTTGTGTGGTTGTGAAATCCAAAAGCCCGGCGACGGGGCGGACACCAGCCTCATTCGAGGCGTTGTTGTAGTTACAATTCCCGTTGTTGTTCGCGTTGGCGAAATAGGCTGCCGAGACAACGTACAAAAGTCACCCTATTGTGTTATTATTTCCCTTCCATCTGTTTGAAACGCTTTGCATCTGATTTCCGCAGAGCTTTAATTTTGTTCACCAGTTCCTCAATTTTCAGAGCCAGCTTCGTGAACTTGTTAAAATCCGCAGGCAGAGCCTCCGCTACATACTGCAATTCGTCCATCAGCATCCAGCAGGCGGCAATGGCCTTGTCGAGTTCCAGCCGTCGTGCATCTAATTCCAGCTGGCAAGACGGCCAAATAGAATTTGCTGCACGGAGGTGGAGCGGAATGTCACGGGAAAGATCATGCATCCGTTTTCTTTCCTGCTCGATCAGCCAGATATTGAAGTCCTGTTCCTGCTCCCGAATTTGTGCGATTGCCGTTTCTCGCTCCGGGCCTGCGGGGATATACTTTGTCATTACTTCGAGGTGTTTCTCAAACTTCGACCTGCTATACCCGAAGGTTCGTGCAAGTTCGGTTGTGATCTCTTTGCTGATTTCAAGCGCAAGGTGGTGTGCTTCCAGCCTGGAAGGAGTTCGTTTGTGTACTGGTACAGACGTTTTCTTTCACTTCCTGTTCTGCTCTCCATCCCACGGTACAAGCCCGTGGGATTGTCGATCAGCCGATCAGCCCGGCGACGGGGCGGACACCAGCCTCATACGAGGCGTTGTCGGAGTTACAAAGCCCGTAGTTGTCCGCGTTGGCGAAATAGGCTGCCGAGACAACGTCTCGCAGCCAGCACCAATAACTACGGGTGAAGCTCAACCACGGTGCCAGCCGGAACAACGGCAGTTGGGATTTGGAGATCGTGTAGTTGTTCGGAATGTTGGTGCCGTCAGAGGCAGGAGCAAAGATATGGCTGCCGTACATCATGTTCTCGTTGGGGAGTTCCACGGTGCTGTCATACCAGGTGCCGCCGGACGGTCTGCCGTTGGACACGGCGTTTGTCAGATGCTCACGGTGGTTCAGGATGTGGGCAGAGCCAAAGGCAGCATTGAAGGTTGCCTTTGCCTGCGTCAGGCCGTTTTTATACATATCGCTGCCCACATAGCCGCCCTCAGTTGTGTTGCTGGCGTTCATGTGGTAGGTGTACAGATGGTTGCGGGGGATGATGACAACATGGTGTGTGGTGCAGGCAGTATCGCCGCACTGATACCAGTAGTCGAAACCGGCCACAATGTAGTCCACGCCGTCGATCTGCCAGTAATCGCCGAGGTAAATATCCTCGAACGTACCAGCTTTGATAGCAGCGGCCTGCTCTGCGGTCAGGCTTCTGCCCAAGTTTTTCCCCCGGTAGATCATATTGTGGGTGCCAGCATTATCCAGGATGCTGATGGCCTTGCCACCGCCGGGCATAACCAGCGGACCCGTCAGCGTACCGCCGGACAGAGGCACATAGGTTTCCTTTGCTTCATCTTGCAAAGCCTTTTTGGTATCGTCGATTTTGGTGTTGATCTGTTTAACCTGATCGTTCACCATCTTCACGGACGCAACCGCACTCGGGTCCACAGTGACCTTGATGTTGGCGACATTGGAAATTGCCATGACACCAAACAACTCGATCACGAAGTCACTGTTTTCGGTGTGCGACGGGATCTCTACGCCGCGGTCATCCTGCATGATAAAGAGCAGCGTTTCATCGCCGTCGGTCAGCTTTGCGTATACACCGACCTGATGCAGGATATAGCCCGTTTCCACATCACCGTTCGTGATCTGGATTTTGATGCGCTTGCCAGCATCGTTGCCGGTGCTGTCGCTTGCATCTTCGATGCCGAGGATTTTAAGGGTCTGCTTTTCCTCCTGCACATCGGTGAGGGCTGCCAGCGAAGCTTCCTCCGTGGTGCCGGAGCCGCCCACGGCCTTGGTGATCGTCATCGTTGCGCCGGACAAGACCTCAGACATCATATCCGTGCCGACGGTTGTAAAGACAGATTTGTTCCAACTCATGTATTCATGCCTCCAATTCTGACTTCAATTTGCTGCCTGTATGCAGCAATGCCCGCCGGAGCCAAGGTTGTTGCCTTGTGATCCGCCGGGCGAATATTTCCTTTGATGTAGGCTGTCATCTGCATCCGTATAGCAGCGCAGCCCACCGGGGCGTATGTGGCAGCCTTGTGGTCCTTCGGCCGCAGGATTCCGATGATCTTCGTCGATTCCTGCTGCCGGGTGCCCCACACTCCTGCCTTTGCGTAGGTCGTGGACAGCAATTCACGGGGGCGCAGGGTGCCAGCGATGGGCACGGCCACACGCTGGGTTGTGCCGTGGTAGCCAGCTCCGACGTAGGCTGTGGTCGTATTGTTGAAGATCAGGTAGCTGATCCCTTCCAGGTGCGCCGTACAGCGGCGGGCATATCCCAGCAGGTCTTCCATTCTCTTGATGGTGTAGTAGGAGATGTCGGCGTTCTCCGTGATGTTGACACGGAGCCGCCAGTGCCCCGGCGTTCCGCCGTAGTCGTACCACTCCACGATCTCCGAGTTGGGATAGATTGCTGAGATTGCCTGCTTCACCGCCCATTCAGTGCCGCAGTACCGCCGCACCTCCATGGCCGTCTTGATGACCCGGCGTTTTGTTTCCACCTGGTAATCATCCCGATACCAGTCCACCTTGAACTGAACCGCCAGAACATCCAGCAGGTCTTCCGGCAAAGAATCTATTGCGGTGTAGACGTGGATGCGCTCGATGACTTTCAGTTCTTTTTTCAGCCGCTCCCGATATACTGCGTCAATGACCTTAACCCAGTGCTGCTCTGCAATGCCGGGCGGCAGACCTTCCAAAAGGCCGGTATCACAGATCTTAATCATCTTCGATACCTCCGTAGGTGATCTTGCACTCCGTCACCTTCGACACCTGGATTTTGGACACCACAGTATCAACCGGGGCGGTCAGCCGCGGGCGTTTCGCTCCGGCCTCCCGCACCCGCATGATGAGTTCCGCCGGGTCGATGTCCAAGCCGATTTTTCTTTGCCAGGTCTTGTATTCCTCCACGGCTTTCTCTACGTTCTCCTGGATCAGTCCTGCATTTTTGACATTGCTGGATGCGATGTAATAGGTCAGGTTGATGCTGTACGGCACTTCCTCCGGGGGAACGCCGACCACAAGATCACCCATCGGCTTCTTTATGTCTGCAAAGTAGCGTTCCAGCTCTCGGCATTCTTCCTCCGTCGGAAGCCGGCCATCTTTCAGCAGAAAATAGATATAGACCGTGTACCCATCCTCGCAGATAGGCTTTGCGGCGGTGACGTCGCTGCGCCAGCTTCGGGCAAAGTATTCATACAGATCGACCGGGCCAGCCACGGACACATTGGACGGCGCAATGTAGGCACGTTCTGTCAGGGAATCGTCGTCCTCTTTTTCCACGCCGCCGCTGGTTACGGAGGTATTCTCCACCGATGCCACATACGGGATCGGGTCAACCAGCACGTTGATCTCGCCAATGGCAATTCCCGTGCTGTCTGCGCCGGCATCTACCGCCACCGCCGGAACATCCACGGTCAACTTACCAGCCGGAATCTCCGCATACTCGCTCGTGATGAAATACCGTTTGTCTGCCGTCCGGGTTTGCGTTCCTTCCGGGATGATCGTTGCACTCGTCCGGGCAGCGGCCAGCGTGAACCGCAACACCGTGGTGGCATATCCAGCCTGCAGGCGTTCCGTTCCCACGAAAGGAACGAGGTTGTCCAGGTTTGCCCCGGTGCTTGTGGGCAGAAGTTCCGCTTTCAGAGCGTTCGTGGCATACTCGATTGTGTGATGGGATCGGTGCGCCAGTGTAAGCAGGACAAGCCGCGCCTCATTGCACCGTGCCAACGGGGTGCTTTCTGTTCCGTCAAGCTCCTTATCGAACTTCGCATACAGAGCCTTGCAGTCTTCAATGGCTTCTTCCAGCGTTTCAGCACCTTCAACTTCAATGTCGGGGAGATTTTCAAAAACCTTGATCTTAGACAAGTTCGTACACCACCTTCGGGATCACTTCGCCGCGGACGACGTCGCTTTCCTGCCAGTCAACCCGCACCACCCGTGCCCGCGGCTCAAACTCTGCCGTCTTCTCGGTCACTTCCCGGACATACAGAGCCTTTGCCACTTCGATGGGCTTATCAAGAAAAACGCCCTGGTCGATACCAAGGCTGCGGTCACCCTCCTGGCTTCCAAGAGGGGTGGAGTACAGTGTGCGCAGGCACCGCGCAACATCCTGTATTTCCTCCTGCGTTGCGCTGTCTTCGGACAGGGCAAGCATCGTGTTGCTGATGTCGATCATACATACTCCTTTATTGTCAGGCTCACCTTGCACTGTACCAGCAGGCCGTGTTTTATCACGGCATCCCAGCTTTCACTTACATCGGTGATTCTGAATCGGTTTTCTGACAGCGGGGCAAAGCCGATGATGAAGTAGTGAACCTCACCGTCTTCCGCCATCTGCGTCAAGCGTTTCAGCATCTTGCGCGGATTCACGCCATGGGCGGCATCCAGCAGAATATCGCAGGTGTACTCCTTGAGCTTCGGGCCGACGTACTCCGGCTTCGCCTTGCCGTTGATGACCTTATGCTCAACCCACTCTGCGCCGGTGCTACCCTTGAAGTTGGAGAGGGTCAGCGTCCGCAGGTGCCCCACGGAGAAAATCACATCTCCGAAAATGCCAACATACATTTCCGCGCCTCCTTACGTCGGTGGGCTGGTCTGATTGCCCAGGTTGCCCGTGTGCGTGTGGTTCACCAAAGACTTGCCAGACACTACCACGTCGCCACCGCCGCCGGTGATGTTCACCGTTCCGGCACTGGCCGTGATCGTGCTGGCGGACAGTTCCAGCGTTCCGGCAGCCTTGATGGTGATTCCCGCCGGGGAGTTTACCGTCACGGCTCCGCTTTCGCTGATCGTAACGGTTGCGCCGCCCACCTTGATTTCCAGGCTCTTTGCTTCGAGAACGTGCTTCCCGTCCACATGGTCCGTCAGTTCTTTTGCGTTTGCATCAAACTTTCGGTATGCTTGTCCATCCTTGTTTGAAAACTCCTTGCGGTAGATGCCCTTCTTGCCCTCCGCCGGTTTGATTTTCTCGTTCCAGATCGTGCCTATCACCACCGCATCTTCCGGGCTATCCCCGGGGTGCAGCACAAGCACCATATCTTCCACTTCCGGCGTTCGATACTCCCGGTTGGAGAGAAACGGCACCATCTCGGTCACGGTATCGTCACGATCCGGGTAGTGAATCTCGCAAAGGCCGTTCTCGTAGTCGATGGAACTCACATAGCCCACTCTAACTTCGCTCATGCAAATTCCTCCTGTTCCACCTTGCTGGCCTTGACCTGGGTTTTATACCCGCCGGATGGCGAATAGCTATGCTCCATCTCGTCGATGAAGTATTTCCCGGCCATTTTCCCGAAGCCCACCACGTTGATGCACTGCGCCGATGCTCCCACCGGGTAGCCCGGAATCGTGAAACTGATGGTCGTTGCACCGTGGTTGGCGTTTTTGAGCTTGGCAATCAGCCGGGCTTTTGCGTCTGCCTCACTGCTCACCTTGCCGGAAAGTTTCAGCTGCCGTTCCTCGGTGCCCACCTTGACGTTGATATTGATTTTCTTGGTCTTGTTGGTATAGGTGTACACGCCGCCGGTGTAGGTGCCCGTCAACTTGGTACTCCACTTGAAGCTGCCCCGCTCCACGCACAGCGCGGTCGGATTCCCGGGCGGAGCCTCCTCGTATACCGTCCAGACCGCATCCTTCGCTTTGTACTTCTCCCGGTCATAGACCCACAGCTTTGCAGCGTAGACCTTGATAACCAAGGCGTAGGTGTCGCAGAGGTCCTGCAGGAATGAACTGTCGGTGGCATCCTGTTCCTTGGCGTCAATGTCGTGGTCGTCGCCGTCGAACTCAAAATCCAGCCCGTACCGCCCGGCAATGGTTTCCGCAATTTTCTTCACGCTGGTCTTTTTCCAGGTGAAGGTGCGGTTCCGTTCACTGAAGCTGGTATCGTTCGGCTTTGCCACGCCGCCCATTGTCAGGGTGTCCGGGGTGCTGGAAAAGCTCATGTCGTCCAGCACAAATGCGCCGCATTCGGCACTGTAATCCCGGTAGCCGCTGCTCACCCCTCCAATGTTCCAGTCCTTGACTACGATGGTCGGGTAGAGTTTCACGCCCTTTTCCGGCATCCAATCATTCTTCCACTTGTCGGCTTTGGCATTCACCGTAATACTCACGCTGTCGCTCTGCGATGCTGCGGCATCCGTATACCGAAAACTTTCAATGTCAGGTGCGATCTCTGCCGAAACGTCTTTGTTTTCATATTTCAGCAGGATCGTTGCCTGACGGCCTTTGGGTCTCGCTATTGCCAACACCATGCTCATGCCCCCGCTTTCCACGGCGGCAGGGTGCCGCTCTTTTCAGCCGGGAGAGCCGGTGTTGACAGCACCAGCCCGGAATCGAACCGGGTAAATTCGATATACTCAGGATTGGCCTGCATCAGCCAGTCAGCTTTCAACTCGCTGCCGTACACGGTGTAGGCGATCTGATCCCAGGTGTCGCCGGACTTCGTTGTGTACTCAAGTGCCATAATCCATACGCTTCCTTTCCCGCTCGTACTTCTCCACATACTCACAGAACCGCTCGTACCCGTCATCCATGAGAGAACGCAGGTCTTCCGGGTCCATGCTTCCGTAGATGATGAAGTTCGGAGCGTAAACGTAGGTGTTTCCGCTGGAACTGGTATAGCTTCGCTGATAGCCTCCCGTTCCGCCGGGCTGCCCGGAGCCGGAGTTTGTGCCATTGTCGCCCGTGATGGACGGCACTTCCACCTCCTGCTGGCGATCCCGCAGGTTTTCCAGCATGGTAAGGTTCTGCCGCGTCAAGGCCGCATCGCCCGCCGTTGGGAAGAAGGTGAGGTTGCTCAAATCGTAACCGTCCAAATCAGACAGCCGCTCAAGCTGCGCCTGCGCCACATCTGCCCTTCGAGCAAAGCTCAATGCCTGCTGCACTCTGGAATTATCCAGCACCTTCTGCGCCGTTGCGTTGCCCGATGCTGCCGCACCTTCCAGCGCATCTGCCGCATAGTTGGCAATTTCCGTCGTGCGCCGGAACGCCACACCGAAGTCAGAGCCTTGGATCATAGCCGATGCCAGAGGAACGCCCAGCATCTTGCCGGCCTGTAACCAGGTGTCCACGTTCTGCTCACGCTGAGAGCGGCGGAAGCTGATAATGGCCTCCGTTCCCGCTTCGCCCGCCAGAGATGGGCCAGAGGTAAAGCCGCCGTCCGCAAACTTCGGCAGGGTCACTTCGGTCAGGTTGAATCCGAACTGCTTTCCGCCCAGAGCGGGCACCCAGTCGGGAACCGTGAAATTGATCTTGTTCAGTGTGCGGATAATGGCGTTCACCACGTTCACCACAACGCCGACAATGCCCTTCACCAGCCCGATGATGCCCAGTACCACAGGCTCCGCCACCGGCAGTAGCTTACCGATCACGTCAATTACCGTCTTGATGGCATTCACAAGAACTGTGCCCACCAGACTGACGACGGTAGAAAGCAGCGGCATGACCGCCGGGATGCCCTGGTTCACAACAAAGCCGAACACCTCAACCAACAGCGGTTTGATGTGGTTCACGCCGAGGTCTACGATCTGGCTGAATACCCCCGCAAAGGACTGGATCAGCGGCATGACCGTCTGGATGGCAGGCATTGCCGCCGAGAACACGTCGCCCAGATTCAGGCCGCCGATGTTGAAGCCAGACAATTTCTGCTGGATGCTCTGTAGCCCTTCTGGGGTGGTGAGCTGGCCGAAGATCTGTTTGATTGTGTCTCCAATGCCAGAGATTTTCCCTGTGAACGCATCAAAAACGGCAAGACCACCCTCGCCAAATATCTGGCCGACGATGTTCCGCACATCTTCAAAATGGTCGCCCAGCAGGGAGACCACCGCAACCATGGTTCCAAGGCTCGTAATCGCCGGGCCGAAGGTTCCAAGCAGTGACATAAAGCCACCGCCCAGCTTTCCAGCCACAGCACCAATGCCGCCCGTCAGGTTCAAGCCACCTTTGCCAAAGATGGCCTTTGCGCCAGCACCAAGGACATTTCCAATAGTTGCCGTCGCCGTACCCGCCGGGTTCGCCACTGCGATCATGGCGTTCACCGCATTGGTCGGAATGTTCGCCACGTTGTTGATGTAGCCAGCCGCCCCGAAGATTTTCCCAGCAACAGCCTGCATCGGCTTCTTCTTCCCACTCGTCAACGCATCTGAGTTCAAAGCACCGATCACGCCGCCCGCCAAAGAACTCAGCCGTCCGGCAATGCCGCCCTGTCCAGAGCTGTTTGCCATCCATGCGCCAATTTTTGCAGATCGCAGGATATTTCCCCGGTTGCTCCACAGCCCCTTTCCGCCGGAAACAATGTTCTGGAAAAGGCTGGTCGGACTGAGCAGCCCCATCAGGTTGCCGACGGTGATCCCGCCGAACTTTCCGCCCGGGGCACCACTGGCCTTGCCGCCCAGCGTCAGGTTCTTCACCACGCTCAGCGCAGTGCTTCCCGCGCTGTATGCAGTAGGAGCCATGCTCATAGCGGCCAGCGTTGCCAAAATTGCACCGATTGCGCCTGCGGCTTCCGGGCCGTGGTCGGTCAGGTAGTCAATACCCTGCTGAATCCATGGCAATGCTCCCTGTACCGCCCCGCCGATGCCTTCAACTGCCGTGCGCAGCAGGGGCAGGATGGAGTTTGCCAGATTGGACAGGTCGGGCAAACTCTCGTCGATTCCCTTGTAGATGTCCAGCTGTAAGCGGGTCAGTTCCTTTTGCGCTGGTAAGAGCTGCTCTCCAAGGTCTTGCATCAGCACAGTCTTGGCGTTATCCCGCATGGTGCGCAGGCTTTCTTCCGTTCCCGTGTTGATGGCAAACTCCCGCTCCATGCTGTTCGCATAAGCCGCCTCATCGCTGACTTCCGATAGGGTCTTCATCAGCAGATCAAGGTTGTTCGTTACCTTTGCCGATCCTTCAACTGTCCATTGGTTGAACAACGTGTTCAGCGCAGCGATTTTCCGTTCATCCGGCAGCTGGTTGACAGCACCGAAAACCTTCATCAAAGTTCCCGTGCCATCCTTCTGCATTGACTTTGCAACGCCCTCTGCCGTAAATCCCAGTTCTTCCCACATCTCCTTTTGAGCTTTCGTTGCACTGCTGCCCTTGGAAATGTTGGTATAGATTCTGGAAATCGTAGTGCCGGTACGTTCCGTATCAACGCCAGTAGCCTGCATCGCCGTTGCAATGGCCGCAGTGGTCGAGGGGTCAACACCGGCAAGCTGACCGATGGAAGCTGATTTGTTCACACTGGATGCAATTTCCGCCGCCGTGGTTGCGTTATTGGCACCCAAATAGTTAATCTGATTCATCAGCCGCATAACGTCGTCGTGGGAGTAGTTGACCTTATTGCCGTCAGCATCTCTCTTTGTGAAAGACGCTTCCCACTTCGCCATGTAGTCACCGGCGGTCTGATCGTCCAAATCCATTGCCGTGGCTGCCACAGCGGTATCGCGGAGGATGCCAGTCTTGGTTTGCTCAGTCACGTCCTTGCCAGACTGACCCAGCGCAGCACTCATAGTCGTAAGCTGCTCTGTGGTGCGGGGGATGTCCATACTAAGCCGCTGGATGTAGTTCTCCATATCGGAGTAGTTCTGCTTGAACGTCTTTCCGTTGTCAGCTATCGCATCGGACACCTTGCCGCTTGCATCTGCCAGACCATTCACATAGCGCACGACCGGGGCCATCTGCGCTTCCAGCTTGGATGCCTCGTTCGTCACCCGCTTCATGCCTACCAACACACTGCCTGTCAGCGTAGCGGCCAGCCCAAGCCCTGCCTTGCCGATGACACCTATCGTGTTGGCTACCGTACTCGCAAGAGAGTTGGTTGTCCGTAGCCCGCCCGTCAGGGAACCAGTCAGCCCCTTCACCTGGCTTATGCTTTTCGCCAGAGAAGGATCGACCTTGCCCATAATGCGGATGCTGAGGTCTAACGCGCCATTTCCTGCCATACCTCGGACACCTCCTCACACAGCTGGATCAATTCTTTCCGCGGCATGGAAAGATAGTCGGTCATGTTAGAGTGCGTGGCAATAGACAGCTGAATTGCCGCCCGGCGCAGAGCCTTGGCTCCACCCTTTACTCGAAAAAATCCGCATCCACGGCATCACGCAGTTTTGCCGCCTCGCACAGGGGCAGACCCGTGAAATAGTCCACCGGGTAGCCGGTGCCCATGCTGGCGATGATGCACACATAGGCATAGTTGTGCCCGGTGTTCACCGGGGTAAAGCCATAACCCGCCAGGCGATTCTCCGCCATGGATTCACTCATGGTGTTCAGTTCACCTACGCCGGACAGATCGACGCTCTCAAAGGTTTTGCCTTTGATGTCGGCTTTTTCCTCACCGTTGTAGGTGTAGGGTGCGTCGAACTTGACGATATGCTTGGCGGGGTCGCTCTTGGTCTTGGCGTTCAGGCTCAGCAGGATCGCCGTCTGCACCTGCTTGATCTTGGCGCGTGGCATGAGCTTGAAGAACTCAACGGGCTTGCCGCTGGCCTTGGTCGCCATCTCCTGTGCAAAGGACGTGGTTGCTTCCAGTGCAGCCAGAGAAGCAAGCTCGTTGGCGAGGTTCTTCTGGATGTCGATCATATCCTGGATCGTCAGCTTATCCATGCCGGAGAGGTCAACCTCGGTGTACTCGGTGCCCTCGAAGCTGTACGGTTTTGCGAACTTAACGATATTGCCCATCTTGATGTTCCTTTCTCTAAAAAGAATCAGCCGCCCCACAATGGAGCGGCTGAATTTCCAACTTATCAGATCAGCGCGTTTACTTCGGCGAGGATGTCCTCACCATCAACATAGTAGCGGCCAGCGTACTTGTCGATGTCGATGACGGTCACGCCGTCGATCTCGACAAGATAGCGGGTCACTTCCAGCGTAGTGGAACTGTCCATGGTGGATGCCCGCTTCAGCTTGCCGGGGTCAAGCTCTTTCGGCTTGCCGCCCAGCACAATGCGCAGGCCCTTGTAAGTATAGCCGCCGTCTTTGTCCTCGTTCTGCATAGCAGCACGAAGGGTAATCTGCACAGAGCGGCCGGGATGCAGCATCTTGGTGGCATAGCTGTACAGCGTGTTCCAGGTCAGGGTGGCTTCCATGCTCTCAAGCTGACCCGGCACAGGGCTGTCAACATCGCCGCCGATACCCATGCCGTTCACGGTGGTGGTTTTGTTTTTGATCTTGGGCAGCGTAACTTCATCTGCCAGACCGATCATCTTGTCATCCCCGGTATAGGCATTGTAATTATTGACAACCTGGGGAACAAGATTGCTCGAAATATTCAGGCTCATTGCTCATATCCTCCTATCACAGATTCAGGGCAGTAACCAGCGAGGATGCCTCATACTCCATCGTGACGTTCATCTGCTTCAAGGGCGGGAACGGGGTGCAGTAGAGGTAGAAGTGGTAGTGACCCGCCACCAGTTCAGCGGCGGTGTTCTTCTCGGTGTCGGCCACCATGCGGTAGCTGGCGCAGGCTTCCTCCGAGACATACTTGCTGCCCTTCATGTTCTCGCTGTCAATGATGGACTGCAGCCGCTTGGGATTCATGGGCTTGTCCAGCTTGCTCATGTTATCCAGAACAAAGCTGGTCCATGCGTAGTTGAAGAAGCGGCGGATGCACAGGAACATATCCTTCGGGTCGGTGTTTTTCGGGTAGGCGGCAGTTTCATTGCCCCAAATCACAAAGTCGGTGCCAGAACGGATGAAGGTTGCGATGCCCTGATCGTTCAGGAAGGTGCCCTGCTCCTGATCCAGCAGCACTTCCGTGCCGTCTTCCAGACAAGCGGCAGAGATAGGAACGGTAACATTGGAAGGGCTTGCAACGGGGCGGTCGCCGTTCTGACCGTCGTTGTACACGGTTGCCGCCGCTGCCATAGAACTGCCGCTGTACACAGTTTCACCAACCTTGGTGTACAGCCACAGGGGATATGCTTCGCGGGAGGTTGCCGTCTGCTTCGTCTTCTGCTCCGCAACATCGGTGTACTTCTGTGCGCCATCGGCACTACAATCCAGGTCGATGTAACACACCGCGTCGAAAAGGCCATTGATCTTGCGGCACTTGGCCTGCAACGCAGCACAGACCTGTGCGTTTTTTGAAAAACGCGGGGCCAGCAGAATAGCGGGTGCCTTGCTCAGCTTGGGATAAACCTGACGAATGACCTCAAGACCAGTCTCTGCGCCAGTGGCGATGTTCACGCCGCCAACAATGTCATCTGCGGTCACTTTGGACGCATCCAGGATGGAGCCGGAAACGGTCAGCGTGGTTGCGCCATCACCTGCGCCGCCGGTGATAAGGGCAAGGCTCACCGTGCCGTCATCGTTGAAGCTGGCGATGTAATCCGCATCTGCCACCAGCGCAGTGATGCCATTCTTCACCACCAGCTTTTCCAGTAGAATGCCTACCTTGTCGATCTCGGCAACGCCGTCATTGACCCGTACAGAGGTTTCGTCCAGAGCGGTGACGTGCTTCTTATTCGTTGGATCAAGAACATTGACCACGACGATAGGGGCAACGCCCACAACCTGGAAGTTAGCACTCACTGCTTCGCAAAGGGTATACTTTGCAAAGTCATTGGACCAGCCCAACGCCGCCACAGCCTCCTTATAGGTGCTGACATACAGCGGGGTATTTGCTGCTGCCGCCGGATTTGCCAGCTGGTTGACAGGCGCAGTACCCACGATGATCTGCAAGCCAGAGCTGACCTGTACCGGCGCGGAAACGCTGGTGGTCGCTTCGGTCAGATTAAAGCCATGAGAAACAGCCATAGTTCACATCCTCCTTACTCTGCTGCCGTAGTGTTCGTGACAGCATCTTTCAGCAGAGCATCCGCCCGCTGATAGAGGGTGTTCTCCCTGGTGCCGTCCTGCTCGACCTTCACCCGCATCTCTGCGAACCTCTCACGGGGAACCGTCAAGGCTTTCAGCACAGGGATTGCCTCCATCTTCTCCGCCAGCTTCGCGGGCACACCGCCCACAAAAACGGTGTACTGCGGAGCCAGACCTTTGATGGTCGGGCCACAGTACACCACAGCTTCTTCCTGCACCGCCGCGGCTTTCTTTGCCGCCGCAGTGGTTTTCTTTTCATCACTCATATCAGAGCCTCCACTTCTTCGTTTTTCAAACCGTTCGGGGTTTTGCAAATGAGGTTTACGATTCCCCAATAGTAGTAGTCTGCGTCATCGTCCGAAAGCTCCCATTTCCGGGGGTATGACACTTCAAAAGCACCGCCGAAAATCGGCTTCCGCTTGAAGTGCTGCATAATAGCTTCCTTCACGTTCACGGTGTCTACATACCCTTGTCGGTCAATTCCGCGGTCATAGCAGCAGATCACAAGCTGCAACAGGACAAGTTGCGGGTCATGCTCGTTGTCCTGCTCACCGCTGCTCTCGATCACGATGATGCAGGGGTAAGGGGAATCGTTTGTATCCGCCTCATCATCGTCGTTCGTCTGGATCGGCAGGAACTGCTTGAAGATTTGCAGGGGTTTGGGGCTTTCCTGCCCGCCAAACGTCATTCCCCGGAAAAGTTCAGTCAATTCGTCGATCATGGCCTGCTGGCACATCTCGCTGGTATATCCAGCGATTTTCTCCGCCATATCAGATCACGCCCTTTCGCTTCGCATTGGCAATCAGCTGCCGGATGCGCCGTTCGGTGTTGTCTTGGAGCATCTGCTCCACTGTCTGTTCCTGCATCTCCCACACGGTATGGTGCATGGCAGAGCCGGATGGACTTGGCATCGTCACAAGTTTCTCGTTGGGCTTCCAGCGTTTCTTGCCGCTGGCGGTATAATCTTTGTCAGCCGGTACACCAAGCTGCCGCTGAACCATACCGATATGCCCGGATTGGAATTTCACAAGGAAGCCCTTGCTCTTGCTGCTCGTGCCGCCAAGGTCAATCATCGGGCTGCCTTTCAGGACGTGTGCCTGGAAAAATGGCGGCGCATTACGGACAGACGGACCCATGTAGGGTTTTGTGGGGCTGGTTCTAAAATAGCCCAGGTCTGCCCGGAATGCGCCGGGGTCGTTTTTCATAATGGCGAGGATTGCCGCCGGGCGGCGGTTTGTGGCTTTCTGCCGCTGGCGCAGGTCTTCGATCATGCGTTTTCCGGCAGCGTTGAGATCATACCGTTCCTTCACTTCCTGCAGCATCAGCTTCCGGGTCTGCCTCGCTGTGGCATTGATTGCCACTTTCAGGGCTGTCTGGGTTTTGTCCGCCAGCACTCCAAGGGCACGGGCAACCTGTTCGTCGTCGATGGAAAGCGTTGTGCTGGAAGCGTCGTAATTGGTTTTGAAATAGGCCACTTATCTCACCCTCTCACTCGCTCAAGCTCCATGCGGTATACACCAGCTTTCAAAGAGCAGGACTTGATTTTGTAGTCCCGCTTCTTGTCCAGGGTTATGAGCTTGTCGTTTTTCGGCATGGGGCCGTAGTCCTCTTTCTTGACATACAAGAGCAGGTCGGCCTTGTACATTCCCTGGTCAAAGCTCTGCTTTGCACCGCCCTCCCAGTGTGCTGCACGTTCGTTCACGCCGGGGTGCTGGGTGATGCAGGCCATTTCCTTCCCGTCGATGTAGCGTTTCTCGGCAAACTCGTCCAGATTGAAGAAAACGTTCTGCACATCCTGCGCCACAAAGTCCTTGAACGTGGGCAGTTGCGGCGGGGTGTCGGGTGTGCCGTACTTATCATCCACGTCCAGCATGGCCTTAGCAGACCTCCGCAACGAGCCAGCTGTCCACCTTGTCAGGAATCAGCAGCGGATGGCTCTGGATTTCCAGGAAACGGCGATCAGGGCCATGCTTCACATAGCTGCGCAGAAGACGTGCAGTTTCTGCGCTGTGCCACTTACCCTCATCATCCAGGTAAGTACACAGGCCGTAAGCGCGCATGAAGTACGCATTGCTGGGAATCATCAGGACCATGTTGTCCGGGATGTACGGCTTGATCTCCTTGGTGACATCATCCAGGTACACACCATCGTAGCCGTAGATGTCAACACCGGGCAGGTTCAGATGGCCGTAATAGTTCAGGCCGTTTTCCAGTTCCTTCGGAGCCATGGAGCCAATGTCGAAGCGGCGGTTATTCATCAATTCCTTGATCTCGCTGTCCGCCATGAACGCATTGGCTGCTGCCTGTCCCATGATAACCATGTCCGCATTGGCAAAACCGTTCCGGCTCACCTGCTGCTTCCATTCGCGCAGGTTGTCCCAGGGCTTGGCAGCGGACTTACCCCACTGCTTTGTGTCTTTCAGAGTAACTTTGTTGGTAAAGCCGAAGTCGATAACTTCATCAACGCCCTTGCCCTTAACTCTCAGCCGACCGGTAGTAAGCACCTGGGAAGCCATCCACTCCTCGCGGTTCGTCACCATGTCATTCAGAGTGTTGTACTCCTCGATCAGCTTTTCCGCCGCACGATCAGCGGGGGTGCGGCCAGAATAAAGGTCCTCGCCGGGCAGACGTTTCAGGAACTGGCTGGCAGTGCTGATCGTTGCCTCGTTGACGAGAGGGGGCTTATAGGACTTGGTTTCGTAGCCCTCGCTCTGCACGACTTCGCCGCCGACCATCGGATGGACAAAAGCCGCCATCTTCCGGGTGCCCTTGACAATGTCGATGTCAACATTCTCGCTGGTGAAGGGCTTCACATGAGAGAAAAAGCGGTCACGCAGGAACGTGTGGATCGGAGGGGTAGTGCGTACTACCTCAACCAGGGTTCGAGGGTCATAAATATCAATTTCATTTGCCATAGTTGTTTCCTCCTTTACACCAGGAAAATACCCAGGTTACGCAGCGGAACTTCAACATCCGCCACACTCACGTTGTTGGGCAGCACCAGTGCATCTGCAAAAAATTCGCCGGACAGATAAACCGGCACATCTTTGTCTGCTTCTGCACTGTCAGCCGTAACGCCATACAGACCAGTAAGAACCGCCGCACCTGCGCTGGACGGAGCGGCAATGGGTTTCACCTTGCCGTCAGCGATCAGAACAGGAGTGTGTGCTTCCACCGCTTCACTGGCGGTCTTGGTCGTCTTGGCGATGCCAATGTCTGCACCTGCGATGAAATACTCCGGCGCAGTGCTGAAATCTTTTCTTGCAAGATCCATGCTCATAACTTTGTCCTCCTTACTTCACGCCGTTCGCCTTGTGAATGGCATTCAGGAAAGCCTTATTCTCTTCGTTCTCCGGCTCAGGGTCCGCGGGCGGCGGATTGCCGATGTCGTTTGCGCCAGAGTTCTGCGCCGCAGCCTGTGCCTGCGCCAGGTAGGTCTTACTCTGCGCCTGCCGCTTTGCCTTCACAGCGGCGATCATCGTTTTGGCAAACGTTGTAGAATCCACAGGCTTCTCAAACTTTGCCGCGGCCGCCTCAGCCTCAGCACCGGGCAGGGTGCTGTCCTCGATCTCCTTAATGCGGGTGCGCTCTGCAACGGTAGCTTCATCCTCGATCTGTGCCACCATATCAGGGTACGCCTTGCGGAGATCATCCTTGGTCTTGATTTCCATGTCTTTTACCTCCCCATGGTCGTTGTGTTCCGGCTGTTCCGCCGGGCGGTTATTTTCAGGCCGGGCGGCAGGCGTTTTTGCCTTTGCCCGGTTTCTGACAAATTCAGGTGCCTCGTTAAAAGGCAGGTGGGTTCCGACGCTGTTGATGAACAGGACACCGCTGCGATTTTCCACAACTGCTTCTTCCTCTGCATCGTCCACTTCATCCACAAAGCCGTTTTCCTTAGCTTCATCTGCCGTCCACCAGTTTGTTTCGTCCATCCACTTTGCGCACTCGTCCGCATCGTGGCCGGTCTTCTTGGCGTACAGAGAAACGATGCTCTCCCTGGTAGTGTCCAAGGCTTTCAGGTAGTTCCTCATCTCGTCTGCCGTCAGATACCCGCAAAGCCCCATGCTGACCGGGTGGACCATATAGGTGCTGTCCGCTGCCGCTACAACCTTATCAGCGTGGCAGGCAACGATGGTGGCGGCACTGGCGCACAGGCCATCAATGTGGACGGTCACGGTGGCCGCATTGCGTTCCAGCTGGTTGCCAATGGCCTGAGCTGCAAAAACGTCACCGCCGCCGGAGTTGATGTACACGGTGATCTCGGTCACGTCGCCCAAGGCGGCGAGGTCATCCGCGAACCGCTTCGGGGTAACTTCGTCGCCCCACCAGCTTGTTTCAGAAATATCGCCGTAAAGAAAAAGCTCTGCTTTCTGACCGTCGGCCAGATTGCGGAACTTCCAGAACTTGTTATTCACTGTCTTCGGGGCCGTCTTGGAACTGGGTTTGCCCATCACACCCTACCTCCTTTATTTTCTCCATTTCAGATTTGCGCTGGCGCATATTTGCCCGCCAGCTGCCGCCAGTCATCTGCGCCGTTTCTTGCTCCGCCGTGCTGATTCCCTTGTCCATGCGCAGAATCGCCGCCTCGATTTCTTTCTTGGCATCCAAGTTGGTGCGGGCCGGACCATTCCAGATGCAGCCCGTGTAGGCTTTCGCAATGGCAGGATCATCAAAAAAGCCCGGGGCGTTGATACGCCCACGGGCCACTGCCTCAGCAAACCACTTTTCGTAGGTTGGCTGGCAGAAATCGTCTGCAAAACTATCCCGCATCACCCCGCACGTCCGCCAAAATTCATTGAGGGAGCCTCTGGATGCAGAATAGTTGGAACTAAACTTCTTGTACAGCACTTCGCTGGGCACCTCAATGCCCGTCGCAACCTGGTTCGACATCGCCGACATAAAGCCGTCGTAGGTCGTGGTTGGGTGCTTCGGGTCGATCAGGTTTGCCTTTTCGCCCGGGGCAAGGTCAAACACTGCCGCCGGGCCGAGGTTGATTGCCAGTTCGTCAGGCGGAGTATTCGGATCAGCCGCTTTATCCTGCGGGTCTTCGCCGAACGGTGCCTGGTTCGTTTCTGCATCCCGCTGGATAAACAGTGTCGCACTGGACGAAACGATAGCTGCCGCCAATTCTGCATCCGTGTACCGCCCCATCTGTTTCAGGGTAGGTAATACCGGGGCGAGAATGGGGATACCTCGCCGCTGCCCGGCGCGTTCTCTCTGTGTGATGCACAAGATGTTCGGTGAGCCGGTCGCCGGGTCACGGGCTTCCACTCGGGTCCATGCCAGTGGCACCGGGTTATCATATTCCAGCGGGTGCCGGTTGGCGACCCAGTAAGCTATGATTTCCCCGGCCTCGTTCGTTTCCACGCCCTGAACGATCTGGAACACATATTTGCCGTCAACCTCACAAGGGTACAATGTGTCGCCCGGATTCGGACTGCACACTTGGTCCGCTTCGATCAAGCGCAGCTGTAAGGCATACGGCCAAGATGGACGCTCTCTGTACTGAATTGCAACAAAGGCATCACCATTCATCAGGAAGCTGATAAACGCCAGGGTTTGCAGCCTCCAGAAGTTGTCCATGCCGCTGGCATCACAAGCCGTGCTGTCTGCCCAAAGATTAAATTCCCGGGTGATTTGCGCTTGCAGCTGATCGGCCTGTTCCTCGGTCAGATGCAGGTAGTCCGCATCGACCTGCGGTGTTGGCACAAGGCCGCTGCCCACCACATTGGTACGCAGGGTCTTCAATGCACCAGCTGCCAGGGGGATGCCCATGTAAGCATCTCGGCTCCGCTTGCGCAGGGTATCAAGGTTATCCTCGATGTCTCCTTTCGGGGAACTGCCGCCAACGTGCCAGCTGCGCATGGCTCTGGACGTATGGGATGCACCGTAGTTGCCATAGCCCGTGCCATTGTTCAGGATGGACAGGGCGGCTCTGGCCGTGGCGCGGCGGTAGCCTGCAACGGGGGAAACCGCCGCGATTGCCTTATCCAGAAAATTTGCCATGCTTCCCACCGTCCTTACACATCATGCGGGGCGAAATGGTAGATACGGTTTCTGCCCCGCCCCTGTTCCTCCCGCTCGGCTTCTGCTACCTTGCCCTCCCAAAAGGAAATGCTTTCCCGGATTTGTTTCAGGCTGGCGCGGGTAAGCTGCATCTGTTCGATCTGGTAGCTTTGGCCTGTGGAAACTGCTTCCTCTGCCTTGAGCCACATCTCCAAATGCTGCTTTGCGATTTCTTTTGATATGATCGACATCGGTTAAATCCCTCCCGATCTTCTTCTGCGGTACTGGTGCTGCGGCTTTGCCGGGCGCGGTGCATCCTCGCCCGGGATTTCCAGGCCGGGGGGATTGCTGATTTCCAGCGCGGCGGTGGCATAGTTTCGGATGTCGAAAGCCTCGTTGCGCTTCTGCGCCGGGTCTTTCAACTCCCACCGCTCCACCTTGCGCCCGCCCTTCCAGCGGGTCACTTTATGCTCTGCCGTCAGCATCTTGAAATAATTCTCGTCATAGCCCGCGTCCTGCCCCGCCGGGAAGTGACAGTAGTTCGGGCCCTTGATAAGCACTTTCAACCGGGCAAGCACCGCATTTTTGCCGGTGTCAACGCCCAGCACAAAAAGCTCACCGCCGACGCGGTTGTTCTTGGTCGGGTTTCGGATGTAGGGCACATCCATACCGCCGCGGCCTTTGATGGCCCAAACATGCCGGTCCTCTCGTTCTTTGCAGAAGCGAATGACCTGATCCGGGAAATGTCCGCCGCTGTCCATGCAGGCCGCACGGATGGAAAGCTCTGTGCCATCCCGCTTCTTCCATGTGGTGGAAAGGAAATCGTCAAGGTCAGCCCATACCTGGCCCCGTTTCAGGTCGCCGTAAATACGTTGGTATCGGATGCCCCAGCTTTCCTTGCCGATACCCCAGCCCACGACTTCCGCCTCAAAGCGGTTGTCTTGGGTATCAATGCCGCAAGTCAAGTAGAGAACGCCGTCGGGCACCTCGGCCTCGTAGAACTCGCGGCGGTCGATCAGGGCGGCGGTTTCTACCGTTTCGCCCGGTTCCTCCCACGGCAAACCCAGGTTCGTGTTCACGAAGACCTGCATCTTCTCGTAGTCGCCCCGGGAAGCGTCCAGATCAGCCGCAATGAATTTCTCGACGATCTCATTCCAGCCGCAGAGCGTTGACCCCATTTTGTTCATGTGGAAGCCCCGGACTTTTCGTTCAGGGTGTGCCGCCACCCACTTGCCGCGGGTGCTGTTTTTCTTCCATCGGTATTCATTGTCCAGACAGCCGCACTCGGCACAGCGGTATTGTACGCCGCCCTCCGGCCACTTCTCCTTGTCGAACACCATCCCATCCCACACAAAAGGCTGGTACTTGCCGCAGTTTGGGCAAGGAATGTTCCATTCCTCTTGTGTGGAAGCGTTGAACTCGTCCAGGATACGGCTGCTGGCTTTGGTGGTCGGGGTGGAAACCAGCACCGTTTTGTGATCCCAGTAGGTGGTCTGGCGTTCCTCGGCCAGCATGATTGGGTCGCCCTCTTTGCCAGCACTGGCTTTGTAGGCGTCCACCTCGTCCGCCAGCAGCACTTTGATGGGGCGGCCACGAAGATCGGTCGGCGAGTTTGCGCCGATGATCGTCAGCTGTCCGCCGGGGAAATTTTTCTTGGTGATAGTGTTGCCGGAGTAGCGGCTTTTGTTGTCCACCAGCCCCCGGAGAATCGGCGTATCCCGGATCATGGTTGCCAGACGGTCTTTTGAAAAGCTCTCGCCCAGGTTCACGGTGGGCTGCACGATCATAATGGGAGCCGGGTAGTAACTCATGTAGAAGCCGACGGTGTTGAGGATCAGCCCCTCCGTTTTCCCGGCCTGGGCGCACATCATCGCCACCACCTTGCGGATATGGACATCGCCGATGGCATCCATGATTTCCCTCTGAAAGGGGGCGTTGTCGGTGTTCCACTGGCCTTTTGCCGAAGACGCTTCGGCGGACAGGCGGCGGTATTTATCCGCCCACTGGCTCAGTGTCAGGTTCGGGGGCGGTTTCAGCGTTCCCAGGACCCGCTCGAACAGCTGCAGCGTCTGCGGTTCCATGTGGATCATCGCCATTGCCGCCGCCTCCCTTTTTGACGCACTGCCGGAACGGGCAGAACGCCGTGATCTCGTTCAGCCGGGTGCCCCATACGCAGCCCCGGCATTTATTCTTCCTGCTCATCTTCGGCAGCCTCCCCCTCGGGTGCTTGCAGGGCAATATCGGGATCAGACAGTTCCACCAGTGCCTCTTGGATGGCCTTGCGCAGGATGTCGCTGGCATCCGCCGGGTCGGTCAGCTGGGCCATGGTGTCCGCATACTTGGTCGGGATGGCTTCCAGCCTGTCCTTGAAATTTGCAAAGGCGGTTTTCAAGCCGTTCTCGATGTCCTCCGTGCGGTGGAGGTTTCCCTTGGCTTCCTCCATCTTCATCTTCTCGATCTTGCCCCGGGTTTCCTCCCGGTCCGCCCGGGCAGTGGCCAACCGGGATTGGTCGTCCTTGGTGCCGCCGGTCTTGTAGGCGACGTACTGCCGCACCACTGTTTTCAGGTTGAAAATGCCCGGTCGTTCCTCGGTCAGCACTCCTTCATCCCGCAGTTCCCGCACCCGGCGTTCCGTCAGGTTTAGGCAATCCGCGATCCCCTTAGTCGTGAACAAGGCCATCTCTGTCACCGTCCTCCGGCACTTCGCCCGTTGCTCTTATCCGCAGCAGCTCCAACCGTTGCTTTTCCAGTTCCATGCGGCGGTCGGCTTCCTCCGCCGCCCGCAGCGCACCGGCAACAGCAGCAATGCGCCCCTGGGTCTTGTACAAGGCATCCTGCAATTTCAGAATGCGGGCAAAGGGAGTATCACGGCTGTACATCCCCATGGTCTGTACCTTGCCGTCTTCCTTCTTGCCACCCTTCCCGGTCTTGCCCGGCACACGCATATCCAACACGCTGGACGTTATCAGCGTGTCAGGGTTCATATCCTCGTATTCTTTGATCTTTTCCAGAATCTTCAATTCCCGCAGTTTGAGCAATCCCATCTCGTGCTGCAGGGCTTCCACGCCGTTCCTGGGTGCATCGTCAAATGCTCCCTGTTCCGCCGGGGTGAGCTTATCAAAGAAAATTCTGGAATAGGCACCGTCCTTCTCGGCGTTCAGGTTGCCCGCCGGTGCCCCGCCGCCGGAGTTGCCCGCGGCGTTCTGGTTTCCCGGCTGTCCGCCGGGCTTCCTGTCGGTGGGAGTATCCCACCCGTCTTTCGACTTCCACCGCCGGACAGTATCGTACTTGAGGTGCAGATCATCCGCCAGCTGCCGGAGATTGACTTCGCCGCCCTTTTTCTTCCGGGCCATGTACTCAGCGCGGGCGGCTTCTCGCTCATCGCTTCGCCTTGCCATTTATGACCCCTCCGTTTTTTTGAGCAATAAAAAATGCCCTGCCAGACAAAAGCCTGACAGAGCATCTATGTGGTGCCGCCGGTCCTGCGGCACACCCGGATATGATGAAAGCCCCTCGGTGCTGCCACCGTGGGGCTTCTTTCATAAATCCACTGTACCAATTATACCACTAAAAACGTCTCATAGTGTCTCATCTTTTGCCCCAAAAGGCCGTTTCGGGGCTTGCAAATGTAAACATTCTGTGAACTTCACCCCCCGGCAAGATGTTCCCACCCGATTTTGTTGACCTCAACAAGATCGCTGTCGGGATGTTTTGGCAGCACCGACAAATCATCAGCCGCTTACAAATTGTAAGCAGCCACCATTTTGTTGGCTCCACCAATATGGTATGCACCATCCCGGTGCCGCCACCGCCATGGTGCCCAAATCCCTGAAATTTTTGACCCGCCCCCTTATTTTTCGGGCCGGAGGGGGGGGAAGCCCTTCAAAAAAATTGACACCTAGAAAACTTTTGGGGCTTCGGAACCCGCATTCGCCCCGCCCCCCGGGGGCAGTACCTTGCTCATCGGGGCGGCTGTGGTGCCGGAGAGGGCCGGGGCCGGGCCGGAGAAGGAAGGGGGCAGGGGGATAGATAAGGCGAGTTCTAGCCCTCTAGGTCTAAGCCCTAAGCCTAAAGCCATATCCCGTTAGGTGGAGAATCTGACCCCTCCGGCGTTGGGCTGGCGGCGGGGTGCTGGCGGGCTGGCGGCTGGCGTTGTCGGTAGGTCTGGCAGGGGTGCGGGCAGCAGGGCGGCGGGGTCATCAGGGCGGCGGGCGGGGTCCGGCTGGAAGGAGCAGGCCGGGCAGGTGATCGGGCGGGCGGGCCGCCGCCCCTCGGGGGCGCCGACAACGGCCCGGGCCGG